GTCGACGCAGGCTTGGTTGGTCTCTGCGCGAATGGCAGCGGCGAGTGTTTGTAGTTGCGCGTCGAGTAGCATTGGTCAACCTTTCCTGTCGTCAATGTAAAAATCATCGAATTCGATCCGATACGGAGGCGCGGGTGGCTCTGGCTTCATGGCCTCAATGGCGATGCCGAACAGGATGGCCACGGCAGCACCGATGCACACGACGAGCAGAACAATCCACCACAGCGCGTGAAGTTGGGAAAGAAAGTTAGCGTCCAGGTTCATGATGTTTTCCGAAATAGTGATCTGCCAGCGCCTGCTCTTTCGTTGCCCAGCGTCTGATCGAAACAATGCGATGGTGCACCACGACGTAGTGGCCAGAGAAAAACAGCCCGCAATCGTCTGCGCTCCATAGCCGGCCGCGTGGCGGGTGATACTCGATACTGCGAAAACTTCTCAGACCGACGCGCTCGGCATAGCCGAAATGCGGCAGCATCTGGAAGAACGTTCTGGACCGTCGAACCCAGGCGTATTGATGCCCGTGGCTGGATGCCCAGAGCGCCATGGCGACAATCCAGCAATTCAGTCGATGGCGCATTCATTGCCGCTAGGGATTGATGTCAGCACGGCTGACGATTACATTGCGCCCGGACTGATAGACGCGCACGCCGTCGAGTTCACAGACAAGCCAGCAGACTTCCTGCGCGCCTTCCGTGCCGACGCCTTTGATGGCGCGGCGCTTGAACATCCTGCCACCGACAAGCGACACGGTGATATCTCCATCTGTGCCGACGTGATTTCCTTCCGCGTCTGTGGTGATTTCATGGACTTTATTCATGCCAATGTCATATTTCATCCCAAGAAAGCGTCAACGTTTCGCTTGGCGTGATTCCACCCGATGCCGTAGTCCCAACGGTCAGCATCATGACGCAGTGATCAGCTTTTTCGCCGGTGCTGGTGTAGGGGCCGGCACCGAGGGTAAGCGGGGATCCGCTGGTGTACGTGAATGCGTCGGCATAGCCCGCCGTCGCGGTGGCTTCTGCCGGCGTGGCATAGGCGGTGACTGCTTTGGCATAGAGTGTAACGCCAGTTCCAAGCCCATTCGCGCCGTCCATATAGACCTTGACGTTGGTGATCTCTGTGTAGGTGCCGCCAGACACGTTCATTCGCAGCCACTTCTCGAACGAGTAGTCGACGCCGGCGCCTGGTTTCACCATCGGGTTGCTGGTGTCGACGGTGCTGTTGTCGGCATTCTTGAATCTGATATTCCCGCTCGTCTTGTCCGTCTGTGTTCCACCGGCTCCGTTTTTTTCGACTAGCTGTACTGTTGCGGCCATTGGGTTTCCTTTTTAGGCGTCTTCTTCGATCTGGGTGGCGTGGGCAATGTTTCCTGCCTTGTCGCGAATGATGGTTGTTTCCGTCTTGCGTGCCGGGAGCGTCAATTCGACAGATGCCGGCATCACGGTATTTTCGACGGTGATATTCGGCTGTGCGACATTGACGACCGGAGCAGGATTGGCCGGGGCGTGGTTATCGACTCGTACCGCAGGCGCGGCGACATTGACAACCGGGGCGGGCTGCTCCGGGATGATGTTGTCGACGCGAACATCTGCCGGTGCGACATTGACAATCGGGGCAGCAACATTGATGACGTGGGATGGTTGCTCACGCACCGCCGCAGCAATTGCCGATACGCCAGCTTCGAGCCGCGCCGAGTTCTGCTCTTGATGGCGTTGCATGATTTCGGCGATTTCACGCTGGTGTTCAATCTCGGCAAGCGCTTTGCCGTTGGCCTGCGTGTCGGCGCTGGCGGCGGCAGTATCAACGGGTGAGACTGGCGGCACGGCGATGACGTCGACTGTTATCCCGAGCGTTTCAAGATGTTTCCGCTCGTCGGCAATCTCGGCGAAGATTTTGTCAGGATCTTCGCCCCTAGCGCGGATGGTTTCGGAAATGCTGGTGATGCCAGCAGAAATTTCCGCACGCGCCGCGTTGACGTCTTTGAGCGGGTCAACCCACTGCCGACGCGGGGGAGTCCACTTGGCCATGGCCGGCGCAGGGGTGCGGATAGCCTTGACGGCGAATGCAGTCTCTGCCCAGCGTTTCCAGATCGGCGCCAACATCATCGGGACCAGCACATGCCACTGGAGCATGTCGACCGTCTTGTAAAATTCAACGAGGCCGGCGCGAATTGAGGAGTAATTCACGTCCGACAGATCGCCAGTCATTTGCTCGTAAGTGATCCCGATGCCCGAAGCAATCGCCCGTAGCTGCGTCTTGGTATATGCGCCGTAATCGCCGCCATTGGCCGGCGCACCGAAGCGGATATCCTGCCCTGGCTTGAGATACTGGATTAGCCCAGCCCCAAGCGTTTCGATCCTGTTCCCGTTGATATCAGTTGTGCCTTCGGAGAGGCTGACGCCATTGTCTTCGGTGGTGACAATCGCCGAGAAACAAGACTCGATTCCCTTGCGGACTAGCTCGGCCTCTTCGTAGTCGTCAAGGTCCCGCATCTTGAGCAGGATGCTGGACATTCGCGGCACGCCGCGAGACTGTCCGGGGCGCAACCGCTCGAAGATATGCAATACCTGATCGGCCGGGATCCGTTTCGATTCCAGCGGCTTCGATCTGTTCGCCACGTCGCCAGGGTGCTGGTTGTGGAGGTGATAGGCAACGCGCTGGCCGATGGCGTTGTATTCAATCCCAGATATCAACCAGCCGCCGCCGTTGACGGCTCCCGTCTTGGTGGCGTCGAGATAGTCCGGCTCAAGCACCTGCAATTGCAGCGGGACAAGTAGCCCATCTTCTGGCCGGCGTTCCCGGTAGCGAATCAGGCATTCGCCAGACTCGAAAACGCAGCGCATAACGAGGGCCTGTAGGCCGTAGAAGTCCAGCATGCCATCGGCGTCGCATTCTGTGGTCCACTGCTCGAATGCTTCCTTCGCGCTGCCAGCCTTGACGGTGATTCCCGTGCCAACCACATTCGCGACGTACACATCACGGGCGCGGCTGGCGTATGGGTTGTCCCGGCACAGTGAGCGGGTGCGATCCCGCAGCTTGACAGCGCTGCTAGCGACTTCGGCATCCGCGCTCGTGGCTCCGGTGATCCAGCCTCCGGTGCGTCGGCCAGTCTTCGCGCCTTCGTAGGCTCGAAGGTTCAGCGAGTCCGCAGCACGGGCGCCGGCGCGCTGTATCGCAGCACGGGCAACCTGGCGTTTCAACCCGGCTTCCGGGCTGAACAGGGTGATCAGTTTGTCGAGTGCGTTCAATTCCGCACCCGCTGAACATAGCTCTGTGTGACCGGCGTCGCGATCGTCGCAGCGGCAATCAAGCCGGCTTCTATTTCGCGCTTGGCCTTTAGCAAATCGCTGATAGAGCGATAGGTGACGCGCCGGTTATCTATTTCGACGGTTAATTCACCCGTCGCGATTGCAGCCTCAATCGCCGCGAGCTGTGTCGTGGTATATGCCATTGTTTCCCGTTATTCCGATGCGCCAGGTACTGCCCGTCGTGATTGTGGCCAATGTGGCGATTGCAAATACACGAAGAATTGCAACTATCGACCTTTACGGATTCGCCAGACAGTCGTTTTGTTGACGCTGAAACGCTTGGCGATTTCCTCGTATGTTCCAACGGCCTCCCGGATTTCTTTTCGCAACATCGGCGAGCGCACGGCAATGTACACTGGCATGCCACCCCAATTCAGGCGCAGTGATCTGTCGATATCGGCGCGCTTGGGCTTGGGGATTGTCACGTGTTCCGAAACAGTGTCGATAACGGACACGATAAAGTCATCTTCTTGCACGGGCGCGAATCCTTTCATTGAGTTCTGCCGCACGGGACGCGAGCAGGTTTGTCGGTACGGATGGCGAATTCTTGCCGCTCGCGGATTCTGAAACAGTTGCAGCAGCCCGCAATTCGAGGTTGATTCCTGACAGGCGTAGGGCTGCCAGAGCGTATTTCCAACAGTCCAAGGCTTCGTTGCGTGGGCGTGTCTGGACCCATTCGGTGTAGGGGCGAGTTCCACGCATCTTCGTCACCAGCTTTTCTGCGGTGAGCTGTGCGAAGTATTCGTCATCAAAGCTGGCATCGCTCGGGAAGTGTATATACGCCGGTCCGGGCGTGATGATCTTCAGGCGGCTGTAGATCAGCGCCTTTGCCTGATCGTCTCCGATTAGATGCACCGTCAATCCCCGCTTGATCTGTCCGCGCAGTCGCTGGCGACGGGCTTTCTCGTTTTCCACAATCGGCACGTTCGGCCCGGCCCGCCCCTTGACTGCTACGGCCCATCGGCGCGGCTCGCAGAATGCGTAGACCATGCTGGTGTTGTAGCCGCTGTCGATTGCGACAACTTCCGGCGCCCAGAACCGCAATTCTCCGTCGAGTTGTACCCACACGTCAGGCTGTGCCGTGTCGCCGGGGATGATGATGTGATCCATGGTCCACGCCTCTTCGCCGTCTCCCCAATCGACCACGGTGACCTCAATCCGGTCCTTCTGTACGTCGACGCCTGCGGTGCGGGCAAGCGCTTTTGGCTTTTCGTCGTATTCTTCGAGCCTGGTTATCAGGCCGGTAGCGTCTATCTGATCGCCACGTTCTTCCCAGACTTCGCCAAGGTGGGTATTCACGAACGTGCGCAACGTTGATGTTGATTTGACTGCTGTCAGCCACTCCTTGACGAGATCGGACCATGACGGACCCAAGCCGATAGGGGCATAGAGGGCGCTGATGTGATAGCCCCGCGTGCTGCGCTCCGGGTTTCCGGATATCCAGCGGCCCGCTGAAAGCATCGCCGGCTTGTTGTGTTCGTAAATCTCGCCATTACAGGCGATGCACACATAATAGGCTTCGAGGTTTTCGCCTTCGCCTCGCCATTTGATGCCGTGCGCCGCGTCGCTGCCGCCCCATTCGAGCGCCTGTGTTTCTCCGCATCGTGGGCACGGCACAAAATAGCGCCGCTGGTCCGACTCCAGATATCCGCGCTCGATCAGGCTTTCGTCTTTCACGGTCGGAGTGCTGATATAGAGCCGCTTCGGTCGGGCGAATGACTTGGTGCGGCCTTTCGCAAGGGATACCGGGTCACCTTCCTCGCCAACCTCTCCGGGAAAGCGGTCTAGGTCGTCCATGATGAGGTAACGGACGGAGCGCTGTGCGTAGCTGTTCGGCGAGTTGCCGCCTGACAAAAACAGAACGCCGCCGGGGAAATCGATCATGTCCTTCGAGTTGGCCGAATCACGCGAGCGCTGGCCGCCAAGCAGGTCACGGATAACCGGCGTCTCCAGCAACAGCGGGTTGAGCTTCTGCGCCTTCCATGCGTCGCGGGCGTCAAGCGTCGGCATCAGCACCATGACCGGCGCCGGGGCGTGGTCGAAGGTGTATCCGAGGAAGTTGACGGTTGCTTCGGTAACGCCAACCTGAGAGGACTTCATCACCCAGATATCGGTGACTCGGCTGGAAGCTGACAGGCAATCCATGATTTCGCGCAGGATCGGGTTGCGTGAAGTGCGCCAGCGCCCACGCTCGCCGGCCTGCTTGCCAGACAGGACGCGGTGATCATCTGCCCACTGGCTGACAGTCAGGGCGCGGCGAGGACGGGCGGCGCTCCAGAAGGTGTCAAGACAGTGGGCTAGTTTTGCGGTCATTCGGCGGGGTTGACCGCAGCATTCTGGAGCGCGTCGGTCGGTACTGCCCCGCCCAGTTCAGAGGGGCACTCTGAATCCTGCTTTTTGACACGCTTTGGATAAGGTTGAGCCAATGGAGCAATGCGCTTTCGTATTTCATCATCTAGAGGCATGAGATATCGGTGTTTTCCTGGCTTATTGGTCGCCGTCCGTCGCCTGCTTCGCGCGCTTGGGGTAAGGTTTCACGAGGGGTTGGAGCCGGGATCGGATGTCGTCATCCAACGGCATTAGGTAGCGATGCTTGCCCGGCGTTTTCACGAGACGCGCCGCCGGGTCGATGTTCTCGCGCAACCATGTTTCTGATTGTACCCACTTCCGCATGTATACGGCCTTCGGGTGCAGGATTTGGCCGTTGACGTGAAACTCGCGGTCGCCCGAGGTGATCCCGGTATAGAGCCAGTTCCCAGCTTGGTAGATGCCGCCGTGATGTCCTTGCGCGGTGTCTGCAAACGAGACAACTAGGCGAAGGTCCGGGTTAACCTTGCGTAGAAACCGAAAGGCGATCGCTACGATGCGCGAGACCGGCGTCTGATGATCGCGAAGGGCGACCCTTACAAGTTCTGCAACTTGGCCGGAGGTGGCCAAGCCGTATTGCGAGCCGTTGGTGCTATTGCCGGCGCCTGATCCGAAGAGGACGACGCCAATGAACCGGCGATCCTCCCATGCTCCGACGCGAACCAGTTTTGCCTTAGGCATCTTGCGGCTGTAATGCCAGTTCATGACGGCATGGGTCGCCGCCTTATGGGTCGCCCAGTCGACGACCAAACTCGGCTTTGTCGGGGAAGTCATTGCCGGACGTCGAACTGTGCCGCGCAGTGTGGACAAGTAACGGTCTTTGGGTGAACGCGGTCGATGCGGCTTTGATCGTCTGCGACTCCAGGCTCAAATTCCACGATTGAGAACAGCGCGTCCAACTCGTCCTGATCGAACCCGGTGATCTCAAGCCCGACGTCATCGGCTGCCAGGGCCTCAAGTTCAGACCGCAGGACGTCCTCGTCCCACCCGGCGTTCAGGGCCAGCTTGTTGTCGGCGATGACGTAGGCTCGCTTCTGCGTTTCCGTCAGGTGTTCTAACCG